AAGGAAATGGCGGCGCTCGACCCGGCGAACCCGCCACGGTTCGACGCCAATGGGTGCAACCTGGGCGGCGGGGTGAAGTACGAGACGTGCGAACTGGCCGAGTTCTCCTTCGTATCAGTGCCAGCGGTGCGCGGCGCCTTGGTGGTGGAGCGGTCGGGCGTGGTGTCGATCGATGCGGTGGAATTGGCCAAGCTGCGCGCCGCCGCCGCCGCTCCGCAGAAGCTGGCCATTGAGTTCCGCGCCCTCGCCAAGTCGGCGCCGAGGGGCGTGAAAGGGCAAATCCTCCGCCTCGCCAACATGGCCGAGAAGTCGATGGACGGGGCGGTGGTTAAGGCTTGCCTGCCGTTGACCGCGAAAGGGCTGTGGCACATCGGCTATCTCGCGAGCGCCCTGTCCGAGATCAACTGGATCCAGGAAAGCACCGCCGCCGAAAGCAATTGGGAGGGCGACGACAGCGCGGTCCCCGGCATGCTGGCGGACGCCCTGCGGCGGCTCGGGGCGGCGCTGATCGCGATGACACAGGAGGAGGTCGCCGAGATGTTGGCCGAACTGGCGGAGGGCGAATCCGATGATGCGGAGAAGGACGCTCCGGCCCTGACGGTCAAGGACATCGTCGGCGCGCTGCATGGGAAGAGCATCCCTGGCCTCACGCTTAAGGCCGGGCGCGTGCTGTCCAGTTCCAATGAGGCCAGCCTCACCGAAGTCCGCAACCTGATCGATGGCGTGATCCAGCAGGTCGCGGTCGATGATGATCTGGACATGGAGACTCGGGCCGCCGAGCTGCGGATGCTGGAACTGAAGTCCCTCGAACTCTCTCTCGCCGCCTGACGCGGGGGAACCCGATCCGCTTTCCTGGCGGATGTTTGGCCGGTCGCACCTCGCGTCCGGCCTTTTTTGCGTGGAGCTTTTTCATGAAGACGATTCCCGAACTCCGCCAGGCACTCGCTGCGGCGGTTGGCGTCGCCAAGATGGCGTCCCAGACCATCACCACCACCAAGGCGGCGCTCCGCACCGCGACCGATGCTGTCGGCAAGGAAGCCGCCACCAAGGCCGTGACCGATGCCGAAAAGGCATATGCCGACGCCCATCAGATCGCGAAAGACCTGGGCGATGAGCTGGGGCGCGCCGTGTCGATGGAAACTATGGCCGCCAGCGGTGCCACTCCCCGGAGCGCCCCGGAGGGCACCTTCGCCCCGCTACCCGCCATCGCGAAGGGCAACGAGGAGGTGGTCAAGATGGCGCCAGTGCGCCGCATGATCGCCGACATCATGGTCCGTCACTCCGGCGGCGAGTTGAACGCCGAGAAGTGGTTGGGTCATGTCTACGGCGAGGACACCGTTGCCGTCATCCAGCGCTCGATGAACCTCAGCAACTACGCCGCCGGTGGCGCGCTGTCCCTCCCGGATTTCGCCTCGGTCATCATCGATGGTCTGGACAACATGACGGTGGTCCGCCGCATGTCGCCCCAGGTCCTGAATGTTCCGGGCACCATGATCCTGCCGAAGGAGACGCAGGCACCCAACGGTTCGTGGACCGGCGAGAACACGGCGCCGACGTCGGGCGAGTTCAAGTTCGGCGACATCCGCCTTGATCCGAAGCGCCTGACCATCGAAGCGGTCATCTCGCGGCGACTGCTCGATCAGGCGCGCAACGGCGGCGCGGCGGTGCGCAACCTCGAAAGCTATGTCGTTCGTCGGTTGCAGGAGCGCACGGCGGTCAACGAGGACTCGGGCTTCCTGCGCGGCGGGGGCACCGAACATGTACCGCTCGGCCTGCGGTCCCAGATCGCCGCCGAAAACGTCTTCGCCATCAGCGGCGCTGACTCGGTGTCCATCGAGGCTGATCTGCGCAAGGCGGTGACGAAGCCGAAGGAGGCGAACATCATCGTCACCAAGGGCTATTGGGTGATGGCCCCGCGCACGGTGGCGAAGCTGGCTGACCTGCGCGATGCGAACGGCAACAAGATTTACCCGAGCATCGACGTCAGCAACACCCTGCTGCGTTGCCCGATCATGGAGACCAATCAGGTTCCCACAAACCTGGGTGGGGCCAACACGGAGATCCTGTTCTTCAATGGCCCGAGCATCATCGTCGCCAACGGATCGGACGCCGAGGTCCGTGTCTCGATGGAGGGTGGTTACGTCGGTGCGGACGGGAAAAGCTACTTCCTGACCCAGACCAACGAAATCCTCATCCACATGGAACTCTACGCCGACTGCAAGCTGGAGCGGCCGGAGGCCGGTTCCTGCATCACCGGCGTCAGCTACTAACCCGCGCGCAGGAGACCCACAAACATGCACGCATCCATGCAGAACGCGGCGGCGCTGATCGCCGCCCGCCACGGTGTTGCCGGTGTCGATGTGACGGCTGGCGGTTCCGGTGACGCGACCGAGGTCAATTGCGCCTGGATCGACCGGCGGGGCTTCGCCTCGCTCAAGGCCGTCGTCACCTACACGACCGCCCTGGCCGCCGCTGCGACGCTGACCTTTGCCGCCAACCTTCAGGACGCCAGCGACAGCGGCGGCAGCGGGGCGGCTGACTATGGCGCCGCCTTGGCGGCAACTGTGGTTGCGACCGGGCCGGGCGGCGGCGGCACGGTGACGGGCGTGGTCGAACTCGACTTTGATCTCAGCGGGACGGATCGGTACGTCCGGCTTCAGGTCACGCCGAATCTGTCGGCGGCCAACACGGACGTCTGTGAATTCGGCGTCACCTACATCCTGGCCGGCGCCACCGAGAACCCGGTCAGCGGCACGCTGGTCTGATCCGACCATCAACCACAGAACGGAGGGGCGGGGCTGAGAGGCCCCGTCACGACCTATGCTAGTGCGCTTTCTGAAGAACCACACACCCTATTTGGCGGGAGAGACTGCGTCGTTCCCCGACGGCCAAGCCGCCGCCTTCATCTCGGGGCGCGTCGCTGTGGCCGCCGCCGCCTCGCCCGACGGTGCTGCGGAAGGGTTGAGCGCAGTCGCCGAACAGTTGGACAGCCTGCTGGCTGGGTTCCGTCAGCGCGGGATTGAAGTCGATCACGCCACGCCGATTGGCGATCTGGTGTCCCGCGCAGCGAGCATCATGGCGGTTGAACGGAGTGCCTATGAGGCCGCGACATCTGGAGCGGACGCCGCGACCGGGCCGACCGCCGATGACGAAGCCCCGGTTTCCGGCGACGCATCCGTCGATGGCGAGATTGCGACCGACCCGCAGCCCGAGGCCACAACCGACGGTCAGCGGCGCACCGTGACGCCGCCGCGCGTCGCCAGGAGCGCCAAGTGATGGCCGCAGCGCCGGAGCGGGAAGGCCCCGCAAAGCCGCTGGTCATCGGCCCGCCGCCCCAGCGCATCGCGCGCGATCTGCGCCCCGTGAAACCGGCGGAAACGTCGCGGGGCGTCCCATACACGACCAAGGGGTGAGCCATGCCGTCCATCGTCGTCGCCAGCCTCGCGCCCGACCGTCGGCTCTGCGCGCTCGCCACCCTCAAGGCCGAACTCGGCATCGACATCGCCGACACGGCTTTCGACTCCTGGCTGGCGGCGGAATGCCTTTCGGCGTCCGACCGGGTTGCGGAGGCTTGTCGGGTTGCTGGCGACGACGCTGGAGACGCCCCAGCCACCTTCATTGAGGAGGTGGCTGTCGTCACATTCAGCCCAGACGAAACCCCGAATGGGGGCATGCTGGGGCTGCCGTGGCGCTATCCCGTCCGTGTGACCGCCGTCACCATCGGCGGGGCGGTGCTGGACGGCGCGCTCTATCGAGGGCAACCGAAGGCCGGGCTGCTGTCGCGGTTGGACAGCAGCGGCTGTGCGGGATGCTGGGAGCGACAGGAAATCGCCGTCACCATCGCGTCCGGGTGGGTGGCCGAGAAGGTGCCGACCGTTCTGCAGGACGCCGTGAAGCGGCTGGTGCGGCTGCGCTGGGAAGCCAAGGACCGCGACCTCGCCGTGAAGGCCGAGCAGACCGAAGGAACCGGGCGCACCGAATATTGGGTCGGCAGCATGGCCGCTTCGGGATCGGCCATGCCCGCCGATGTGCTGGACTCGCTTTATGCCGCCGGGCTAGTTGGGGTGTGACGCATGGCCCGCACCCGCGAAGCCCGCATGATCGACAAGAAGGGTGAACTGGTTGTCCTGAGTCGCGTCGGCGTGGTCGATGTGATCCTGAAGGCGAAGCCGCGCGAGCTTGGATCGGACACGCTGGTTGGCGGCGTTTCTCAGCGGCTGTTTCAAGTCATCATCGCCGACGAAACCTTGAAGGCGACCGCATTCCCGCTCGACGGCCCGAAGAAGGGCGACCAGATCACCATCACCCCCACCATCCTCAACGGCGCCTGGACTGGGGCCGGGACCATGCTGACCGTGGAGCGCCCCGGCTACCGTGGCGCCGACGCTGGCTGGTGGATGGAAGCGAAGGGCTGACACCATGGCAACGATCACCGCCTTCGACGCCATCCGCTCCTTCGTGGAAGCGGGGTGGACCGACGCCGCCCCGGCCCCGTGCCCCCTGGTGTGGGACAACGAGTCTTTCACTGAGCCGCAGCCGCGCGGCCCGGCCACGGGCGCGGACGGCAAGCTGGCGCCGAACCATTGGGCGCGGATCATCATCAGCGGCGACCTGTGGGAGCAGGCGTCGATCGGCAGCGGCGATCCGACCGCTGACCGCTGGGACGAGACCGGCACGCTGACGGTGATCGCCTTTGCGCCGGTCGGGACCGGCAGCCGGACCATCCGCACGGTGCTGACCGCCTTCGCCAACATGTGCCGGGGTGAGGACATCGGCGCCATCGAGTTTCAGGGCATCCGTTTCGACCCCATTGGCGCCAAGGACGATTCTGGCAATTGGTGGGGTATGCACATCGTCATTGACTGGATCAGGAGTTGACCATGTTCACCGTCGCGAAAGTGTTTCGCACCCCCACCCGCCGTTTCGCCGTTGGCGCGACGGTCTCCGCTGATGATGCGGCTGGCCCGGCGCCGATTGATCGCCTGGTCGCGCTGGGCCACCTCGTGCCCCTGTCGCCGCCGAACCCAGCCCTGGTCGAACCGGCGTCGCCGTTGGTGGACGACGCTTACCTTGGCGACGTTGACGGTGCGGACGCGGACCAGCCGACCGCCTGACACACCCATCCGTTTCTGATCGTTGTTCAGCCGCAGGCGTCGCCTCGCGGCTTTTTTCGTGCTTGGCTAAAAGGAGCCGCCGCCCATGACAACTTCCAACCGCGTCCGCCTGACCGGGGTCGCTGAAACGACCTTTGGGCAGACGCCAGCCAACCCGCGCATGCTCGCCCAGCGCGTCACCTCCATCGGCCTGTCGTCGAAGCCGGTCACTGTGGAATCCGACGACATCCGTGATGACCGGATGAACAGCGATCCGACGGTGGTCGGCAAGGACAACAACGGGTCCATTGGCATCGAATGGCACTACCCGACGCCGGGCAGCCTGCTGGACGCTGAAATCATCTCAGCTCTCTGCAACGATTGGTCAAACACCCCGTACCGCGACAATGACGGCGTCGCCGACAGCGTGATCCAGGCGGTCGACGCGGCGACGCAAGTGGTGACGGTGGCGGCGGGTCCGGCCTTTGTGTCCGGGCACCTGGTGCGCTTCACTGGCTTTGGCACCGCCGCCAACCGGAACAAGCTGGCCAAGGTGACGACCGGCAGCGCCACCGCTCCCGCCTTTGCAGGGGCGGGGCTGATGGACGAAGCGGTTCCCGCCGCCGCAGCCCGCATGAAGGTGGTGGGTTTTGAGGGGGTTGCGGGTGACATCAGGGCGGTGGCCGACGGCTTGACGTCGGAAGCGGGCGGGTTGGACTTCACCACGCTCAACCTGCGCGTCGGGATCTGGCTGAAGGTGGGTGACACCGGGGCCTCTTACCGTTTCAACACCGGGCCGACGAACGCCTGGGGGCGGGTGGTCGGCATCGACGCCCACAAGCTGACCTTGGACAATCTGCCCCCCGCCTGGGCGGCGGACACCGGCGCGGGCAAGACGATCCGCGTCTTCATCCCCGACATGATCGTGAACGGGGTGGGTAAACGCGGCGTCACCCTGGAGCGCGGCTTCATGGGCCAGGCGGTCCCGACCTACATCGCCCAATCCGGCATGCGGGTGAACACGCTGGAAATCGGCGGTTCGGCCAAACAGAAGGCCGCCGGGTCCATCGCCTTCATCGGCATGCGCGGCGCGCCCGGAACCGTCTCGCTCGACAGCACGCCCGATCCGGCTCCGGCATCCGCCGACTATCCGGTCATGGCCTTCAGCGCGAATTGCGGCCGTATCGGGTATGGCGGGGTGGCGCTGGGAAATCCCAACTGGGCCTCCTCCATCAAGATCGCGACCAACAACAACCTGCGCGCCCGCGACGCCGTGTCCGACGGTGATTCGAACGCCATGGGTCCGGTGGATGTGGAAGACGGCGCGTTCGACGTGTCGGTCGATCTGGACACTTTTTTCGGCAACGCGGAACTGTTGCAGGACCTGGATGCGGGTGTCGCGCGTGCGGTGAATATGCGCCTGGGCCGTGAGGACAAGTGCCACGCCATGGTGTGGGAAGCGCCGCGTCTGATCGCCCGCGACGGTGATCCAACGGTCAGCGGCAAAAATCAGGACGTCAAACTGCCTGTCAAAATGACCGCCTCCATGGATCCTTTGACCGGCGTTCAGCTGATCCTCTGCCGGTTTGAATTCGTCCGTTAGGAGGGGCGAATGCACATCAAAGCAGGGGATCCCGGCGCTGTTTTTGCCAGCGTCGTGGACGCTGTAACCGGCGCGAAAATCCCGTTCGTGGTCGAAGTCGACGATGTCGAAGGCTGGTACCGCGCTCATGTGACCGGCCCGGATGGCCGCATTCTGCAGAATGACGGTGAATTGATCGTCGTGCGGGTTGACCGGGCAATCCGCATCGAAATCCCGGACCAGCATCGGCGCCTCCTGGCCCGTTGAAGAGATCCCGCGACCAACGGGAAAGAGGCTGCCCGACCGGGCGGCATGACGGCGCGCGCGTGCCGGGGCGGACGTTTGGTCGGCGTCCGCCCATTCATCGCGCATCACGACCAATCCGACCAAAAGGACTTTTGCGATGACCGACGCCCTGAATCTCAACGCCCTGGACGATCTGCTGGTGGACGAAGACGTCTTCACCGAAGGCCGCTGGGTCCATCCGGATCCCGACCGTCCGCTGAAGATCAAAACGCGCGGCTTGAACGACGCGTTCAACGACGCGCAAACCCGCATGCAGCGGGAACGCGCCAAGGGCTTCAACAACGACACGAAGCGCATTCCCTTCAGCCAGCTCCGTGACATCAACGCGCGGTGCCTGGTTAAGCACTCCTTGGTCGATGTGCGGGACTGCGTCATCGGCGGCGCCGCGCTGTCGTTCAACGAGTTCTGTGACCTGATCCAGCAGCCGCGTGGCCGCAAGCTGCTCGATCTGGCCTTCACCGCCGCCACCATGGCCACCGAAGCGACGGCGGGCGAACTGGCGGACGCGGAGGGAAACTGACCGCCGCGCTGCGGGATCACCTCGGCCGAAAATCCTTCGACCAGGGGCGGCTCGCCGACCTGGCCGAAGAATTGGCGGAAGAGGATCCCGCAACCGCCGCCGCCATCGTCGCCCAGCTGACCGAACAGGGCGAAGCGGCGGCGGTGGAACCGTGGCTGCAATGGGCGTGGCGCGCCTGGTTCGCTCTCACCGATGAACGGTCCTGGCGGGGCGGCGGCATGGGTCCGGCCTTGCCGTCCAACATCCCATGGACCGCCGTGCGGCTGTACGCCGTCGAGCATGGCCACCCGTTGGCCGTGCTGTTCCGTCTGCTGCGCGCCATGGACGACGTCTATGCCGCCTGGTGGGCAGAACGGGCGGCGGAAGCGCAGCAAAAGCAGGAAGCAGGTTGACGATGGCCAAAGCCGCCGCTTTCAACGAACGCCTGCTGGTCTTCGTCGACCGCACCCTGTCGCCCGAAGCTCAATCGCGCCATCTGGCCGCCATCGCCAAGCGCGAACGCGACCAGTTGATCGCGGTTGGGCGGGCGTCGCCCCGCTACCGGCGGTTCGTGGACGGGGTTGAAGGGGCGGCGGAAGAGGCGGTGCGTCCGGCGGATGGCGGGCGCATCGTTTATCGGTTCGGGATTCTCGGGCCGGTCTGCACCTTCGCCCTCTCCTTCCTCATCAACCGCAGTCCGGCCCGATCCGGTATCCCGCTGAACCCGTCGACGGGCAAGACGGCGCATTTCCGGGACGGATTCTATTTCGGCATCACCGAAGGCGGGCGGACGGACGGCGGCAAGTTCGTGCCCGCCGCCCAGTTCGACCCCGCGCTGCTGACCGCCACCGTGACCCAGGTGGTGATCGGCAACATGGCGCCCTACAGCCGCAAGGTCGACGTCCAGCTCATCGGCGGCACGTCGCTGTCGTTTTCGGTCGCTCCGGGGCTGTTTGACGACGCGGTGAAGCAAATCCGGTCGCGTTTCGGCTCCGTCGTGTCCGTCAAGCGCGTCTGGACCATGGATTTCCCCGGTCAGTACATCCTGCGCAATCAGCAGGTTTGGACAACGGGCAAGCGGGCGGGCCGAACGCGGAAGCGTCAAGGCACCCGCGTTGAATCGCCTGCCTTGATTATCACCCCCCTGCGTTGAGGCCCCTCGCATGACCGAAAACGTCGAAGAACTTTCTGTCGGCTTCAAAGACGGGGTTTCCGCCGGGGTCAAGACGGCGACCGACAACGTCACCGGGCTGGGCGCGGCGGCGACCGTCGCCGAAGGGAATGTTGATCGCCTGGGCCAGACGGGCAAAAAGGCGGGGGACACGCTCGCCACCGGGATGGCGAAGGGTAAGACGGCCACCGACGACTATGGCGCTTCGGTCGAACGGACGACCGAGCGCGTCACGCGCCAGTCCCTGTCCGTGGAGCAACTGGCCAACAAATATGACCGCACCCAGCGCGAAGCCCTGTTGATCGCAAAGGCTACGGCGGAATACCGTCGTCATTTGGAGGCTTTGGAAAAAAGCACGGCCTCTGCCGCCGACAAAGAGACGCAGCGCGCCAACATTCTGGCCTTGATCGAACGGGCAACCGAACGCGCTCGGGCTGCGAACAACAAGCTGTTCGACGATCTGGAAAAAGGCGCGAACGCCGCGTCGGCGGCGGTTGGTGGCTGGGCCAGCGGCATGTCCGCCGTTTACGCTGTGGCGGAAACCGCGTCGAACGGGGTGTATGGCGTCGCCAAGGCGTTGCAAGCGGTGGACGCCAGTTTCCGGGCGGGCCACACCGGCTTTTCCGAATGGGCCGCCGCCGCCAAGGGGCTGGAAGCCAGCCTTCGCGGCGTTTCGGCGGCTCAACGGTCCATCAATGACGCCGTTGGTCTGTCCCGTCAAACCGCCAACACCGCCACGATTGGGCCAACCCGCTACGCCACGACCGGGGCGGTCAGCGGCGCCGGGACCATCACCTTTGGCGACGACGGGTCCGCCCAGCGCTTGGATGACTTAAATGCGGCGTTTGCGGCTGGCGCTGACGAGCTGGACGCTTACCGCGTGTCGCTCGGGCTGGTCGATGTGGCGCAGCGCAAGTATGAGGCGGGACTGGTTGATCTCGAATCCATGATCCGTCGGGTCGGGGTCGAAGAAGCCGAAGCCAACCGCCTGCGAACCGCTTATGCGGCAGCCAACGACCCGGCGCAGAAGCGGGCGGCGGAAACAGCGGCGGAAAACGCGCGTCTTTCCGCCTCCTATGGGTCCGTGATGAACGCGCTGGACCCCGCCCACGCCGCCCAGGTCCGTTACGACAAGGCCCTGTCCGACGTGCGCGCCGGCGCCGTCGCCGCCGGGCGGTCGGAAGCGGAGCTGGCTGCCGACATTGATCGGGTGACGGCGGCGCTGTCACCGGCGGCCATCGCCGCGAAGAAGGAAGAAGCCGCGCTCCAATCCCTTATGGACAGGGCCGATCCCGCCGCCGCGAAAATGCGGGCCTTGTCCGCAGATCTGAAGCTGCTGAACGACGCGGCGGCCAAGGGCGATCCGCAGGTGGTGGGGCGGGTTGACGAGCTGACGGCTGGGCTGAAACGCCAGCATGGCGTTTTGGACGCATCGGCCAGCAAAACGAAGCTGGCCGCGCACGAAGTGACCAACCTCAGCTATCAGTTTCAGGATTTTGCCGTCCAGGTCGGATCTGGCCAGGGCCTGTTCCTTCCCCTGTTGCAACAGGGGCCGCAAGCGGTCGGGGCGGTCGGTGGGCTGGAACGCGCCATGGCGCTGCTCGCCACGCCCATGACCGCGATTGTGCTGACGGCGGCGGCTGTTGCGGGCGGCTTGGCGCTGATCGGCGCGCGGGCGGTGGAAAACAGCGCGCACACCCGTGAACTCACCGTCACCATGCGGGCTTATGGCACGGAAGCGCAGGCGACCGCCGTGCAACTGCGCGACGTCTCGAAGGCGCTCTACGAAGGGGGCGCGGGGCGTTCGGAATCCTTCGCCGTCGGCAAGATGCTGGCCAGCACGCGCGGCGTCAGCGCCGCGCTGGGCCGGGAGCTGGCCGTCCTGGGGTCGGACATGGCGGCGGGGCTGGGACAGTCGGTTGATGACGCCGTGAAGGGACTGGTCAAGCTGAAGACCGAAGGCCAACCGGCGATCCTGCAGCTCCAGGAGTCCATCGGCTTTCTGACTCCGGCGGAAGTCGAAGCGGTCCGTGTCATGGGCGAACACGGCAAACAGGCCGAAGCCCTGGGCGTGGTGTTGGGCGCGCTGCACCGGCGGTTTGACGGGTTGCGGAAGGACTCCCTGTCGCCAGCGGGCACCGCCATGCACGATCTCGGCGTGCAGTTCAACAGGATGGTGGACACGGCGGCGAATTCCAAGATCACCATTGGCGTCACCGTCGCTCTGTCCGACACCTTCAAAGCCCTGGCCGATTTCATCGAAAACCCAAGTTTGGGCGGAATCGGCAAGGTTCTGAACGCCAACCCGGTGTTGCGTTACTCGCCCGGCGGGTTGTTCGCGAACGCGCTGTTTGGCGACGACGATCCGGCGGCGCTGCGGCAGAAGATCGCTGACGCGAAATCTCAGATCCAGGGGCTGGAAACCGGCAGGCTGCTCGATCCCGCGCAGTCCCGCGTCGAAATCAACCGACGTCAGGATGACATCGCCGCCCTGGAAAAGCGCTTGGCCGCGATCACCCGGACGATCTCGACGGTGCAAGGCGGTGTTCCGTCCGTCCGCGCGGCAAACGACCTGCCGGAACTGGCGCCGGCGGCGGTCGACCCCGGCGTGAACCAGAAGTCCATCGACTATGTCGACGAGCTGACGCGCGCCTACCACCGACAGTCCGAAGCCCTGCGCGGCAACGCGGTGCAGCGCGCTTTGGCGCAGGCCGACCTGCGGGCCGAAGACGAAATCGCCAAGAACAACATTTCGGGCGCGGAAGCGATCACCCTGCGCATCATCCGCCAACGGGAAGCCCTGCGGGATCTGACGCTGGCGGTTGATGACGCCCGGCGGGCGGCGGAAGCGGACATCGCCGGGAATGGGATTTTGGCCCGCGCTTATGGCGTTTCGGGCGCGGCTGTGCACGACGCGCAGATCCAGCAAAAGGCGCTGACCGAAGCGGCGCGCGGCAGTGTGGAGCCGTATGACGCCATCGTGTCCCGCCTGCGCGCCATGGATGACGCCCAGCGCGCGGTCCAGGCGGCTCAGTTCTCCGCCACCCTGCGCGACCAAGCCGCCGACGCCCTCCGTCTGGCGGACGCTTGGGGCAAGGGCGCCGCCGCCGCGCGGGAAGCGACGCTGGCCAACGAAGTGCTGGCGGAAGCGCGCAAGCGCGGGTTGGACCCCACCCGCGACGCTGGGGAACTCAACGCGCTCGGTCAAGGCGTCCTGGCCCGTGATTTGGCGCAGCGCAGCCAGCAATTTGCGCAGATGGCGGCGGAACAGCGCCAGGCCGTTGAACTCGCCAACGCCGAATACGCCATGCTTGGCCAATCCAACGCCGAACGGGCGCGGGCGGTGGCGATCCTCCAGACCAGCAACGACCTGCGGGCCAAGGGGGCGGACCTCACCGACCTCGGCACCCAAGCCTACATCCGGCAACAGGGCGAACTGGCTCGCGTGAACAGCCAGTTGCAGGACGCTGCACAGCAGGCCGCGAACATCGCCCAGCCGATCACCAGCTCGTTTGAAGACGTGGTGGTCGGGGCAAAGAAGGCCAGCGAAGCCGGAAAGGCTCTGGCGGAAGACCTGAAACGCCTGTTCGTGCGCTCCGTCATCACCAAACCCGCCGAAACCTGGCTATCCGGCACACTGACGCAGCTCATGTCGGGCGGCGTCGTCACGGCGAACGACAACGCGCCCAAACCCGCCAACGACCCCGGTCAACTGACCCGCATCCTTGGGTCCGTGAACAGCGGGCTGGGGGCATCCGCTGCAAACGCCCTGTGGGTGCAGGTGGCCGGTGCGTCGGCGGCGGGGGCTTTGGCGGCTCTTCCGCCCGCCGCCGCGCCAACCAGCGGGTTGCCGTTGCCGGTCGCCATCAAGGACGGTGGCCAGGTGGTGGACGCGCTCCGCTCGGAAGCGCGGGCGCAAGGGGTGCCGGAAGAAGTCGTCCTGGCGGTGGCCAAGATCGAAAGCAACTTCCGCCAGTACGATCAGCAGGGCCGGGTTACGACCAGCTCCGCCGGGGCGCAGGGCGTGATGCAGTTGATGCCCGGCACGGCCAAATGGCTGGGCGTGGACGCCTCCGACACTCTTCAAAACGTCCAGGGCGGCGTCCGCTACCTTGCGATGTTGGGTCGTCAGTTCGGCGGGGACTGGGTCAAGGCGGCGGGGGCTTACAACGCCGGGCCGACCCGCATGACGGATTGGGTTGATCGGGGGCGCGCGCTGCCCGCTGAAACCACGTCCTACATGGGCGAATTCAGCAAGGCGGTGAAGGCCGTGGGCGGCGACGTCGGGCAGTTTGGCGGGCGGATCGCCGACGCCAGCCAGGCGACCACGGGCGTCACGGCGGCGCAAGAAAGCGCGTTGCAGGTCCAGTTTGACGCGATCACCGCAGGGAAGGCGCAGGCGGTCAGCGTTCAGATGCTGACGCAGGATCAAGAGGCGCTGGTGGACAGCGTTCTTGGTGTGACGAAGCCGATGGGCGACGCCGCTGGGGCTGCGACTGCGTTCGGCGACGCCGCGACAAGCGGCGCGGACACCTTCCTTGGCGGCCTGCAAAAGATGCTCGGCGGCGCGTCGGATTTCTTTTCTGACCTC